ATGAAAAAGACACTGCTTTCTCTTTTACTTCTCACCTGTGCCAGCAGTGCGCTGGCCGCGCCGCAGGTCATCACCGTCAGCCGGTTTGAAGTGGGCAAGGACAACTGGGCATTTAATCGTGAAGAGGTCATGCTCACCTGCCGTCCCGGTAACGCGCTGTATGTCATCAATCCCAGTACGCTCGTGCAGTATCCGTTAAATGACGTAGCGGAGCAGCAGGTGGCCAGCGGGAAAAGTAACGGACAGCCTGTCAGCGTGATCCAGGTGGATGACCCGGCAAACCCCGGGCAGAAGAAAAGTCTGGCACCGTTTATTGAGCGCGCTGAAAAGCTCTGCTAGCCGTCAGGTTTCCAGTAAAAAAAAACCGCAGGTGCTTGTAAAAGCTCTGCGGTTTTTCACATTTAGTGATGTTCTGACGCTTTTTTTCAGACCACTTTTACTGTGGACTGGAAAACCTGACGTCGTCATCTATTCTTAAAGGGCAAGGCGATTGAGCCTGCATTAATGCCAACTTTTAGCGCACGGCTCTCTCCCAAGAGCCATTTCCCTGGACCGAATACAGGAATCGTATTCGGTCTCTTTTTATCTATTTGTTTCTCAAGGGTTTTTTCGGTTTCAACACGAAATCCCCCGAAAATTACTCGAATATTCCATATCCTGTCTAAACCATAACATACTCTGCACCTCGTGCGTCCAGGTATTTTTTGGTCATTGTTAAATTTTTGTGGCCGAGCAAACGTTGAGCAAATTCCTCTCCACGCTCCTTTTCATAGAGCCTGCTCGCCAGACTTCTGATCTCATGGAAAGGCGGTGGGTTAGGTCCGAATTTTAACCCGGTCGAATCCCTTATCTCTGCGAAGGCCTGGGTGAGCCCGTCAGGAGTTAGCGGCCCCGGCCTTCTCCCGCCACGGCGAACCGGCGAGTAAAGCATGAAGTCGGAGGGGTTATTTACCCGGCATCGCTCAATGACATCCTGCAACATAAGCCCTGCGACGTCCAGCCTCAAATCAAGGGGGAGCGCCAGTTTGTGACCTGTTTTCTCCTGAGTAACGAAAAGCCTCCCGTCTTTAACGTCACTGAATCTGAACAGCGAAATATCCTCACGCCGCTGGCCGGTGACCAGTGCCAGATCGCATGCATTTGGCGCCCAGTCAGAATGAGTTAACGCGGCCTGGCGGATGACGGTGAATTGTTCGAGCAACAGGCGCTCTCGCTTAACTTTCGGTGTCGGCGTTCGCGTCGGCTCGGCCGGGTTCCTGTCGACATGTCCTTCTACGATAGCCTCCCTGAATATGTCCATCAGAACAGACCGCAGCCCGGAAGCCATGCTCTTTTTATCGCAGAGAATGTATCCTTCAAGAAATGAGGCAATATCCTTTGTCGTGACAGAGGCGAGGGGTATTTTTCCGAATTCTTCCTTTATGGTGGCGATCTGGTTTCGCCTGACCTTCATCGTGTTTGGTTTCAGCTCGCGCCGCTCGAGAATCACCTCGTAACGCTCCAGCCATGCGGCCACTGTGAAAGTGGGCACGTCTTTTATGCGATCCAGGAGAGAAGAGGGGAGGTAATTCTGGTCGATGTAGTTGTTGGCCTCAATGGCCTGGGCTACAGCATCCTTGCGATCAATCCGGCCAAGAGAAATCTCCTGCCCGGTCACCGGATTGCGCCAGCTGTAAAGTCTGTCTCTTTTACGATAGGTCAGGTTACGTGGCAGGTTAGCGTCGTAACGTACTGGCCTTTTCGCCATGAGTCAGTCTCTCCAGTAAGGTGCCGCCGGATGGCAGTTTGGTGTGTTTCGGTTTAGCGCGCAGGTTCTTCTTGCGCGGATCAACGTAGATAGCGTCAGGCTGAACCTTATATTCCTTTCCGTGCAGCTCCGGCGCGGGATAAATTCGCCCCTCCCGCGTCCATCGACGCAGAGTAGATAGGGAGGGTGGAGTCGTGTAGACCTCAGCAGCCCATTCCTGCAAATTGAGAAGCTTAGCCATGAGAACTCCTTAGCCACCAGGCATTATATGCGAGGCTGCGTTGACGTGTTGATTAATCGAAATCAGGCAAAAATAAACCCGCCGAGGCGGGTTAGTTGAAATTGCGAAGAGTTTTGAAGAAGCGAATTTAGCCAGTAAATGGCTTCAATCCTGCATTCTTGGCATCTTGTAGAATGTCTCCTTCATGAAGAGCAAGAGAATTGAAAGTGGAAGCCACACAGTATGTACCTTCTGGCTGATTAATAAGAAAGTAGTACTGGCCTTTCTGTTCACCTTCTCTTTGATCTCGTGAGGACATCAAAATAGTGTTGCTTTTATATCCTGGGCGAAAAGGGGTATCAGATGTTTCGATGATTCCTTTTTTGGCACCATTGAGGTGGTAGCACTGATATTCCATATAAAATCTCCTGTTGAAAAACACTTCCTTATTACTACCCTTTGCCTTAGGCATCAAGATTAATGGACTTTCGCACCCAATAGCCAGCTCATAACTGCCTATCAGTTGCGTCATTTGAAATTGTGTTCTTGCAAAGCCTCACCGAGGCGAATTAGCCAGCGACCTAATTGCTCCATGGCTTCTTCTTATGTTTCATGCAGGTCACAGTGGATATTCATTGAGACTTGGTTGAGATGCGTCATCGGGCGATACTCGAGTTCGACGGGCCAATCGACGATTGTTGAATGTTCCTCTGAGGAGTGACTGATAACGGTATATTTGCTGTAGTCCTCTAGACCTTTAGCATCTCTCTTAAACTCCTCAAGACGAATAGATGTCTTCCCCATAATCTCTCCTCATGCCGCACGATGGGCGCGCAGCGTAAAATTACTTTCGCCAGGCGAAGCTAATTGGCTCCGGCGTAATCCATAGGTGGCGCATGTTTGCCACGTTCACCACATCAGAATCCCGCGGGTAAATCTCCACGGCATCCTGATCCCCATATCCAACGGCTGACTTTATCTCCTGCAACGCATCCCAGCTGATGCCGTCCTTCCACCGACCTGAACTGCCAATGCTGGTTGTGTTCACCGTAAGGCGGATAACGCCTTCGTCTTCCTGAAACTCCTGAACCAGAAAGTAAGAGTTAGCCCACACGTTGCTCCGTTTGGGGTCGTTGCATCGTACCGGCCATTGCGATTCCGGTACCGGCTTGAGTATTCCGATCACCTTTAAACTACCCTCTGCTTTTTCTTCAGCTCAATGATGGATTGGCATTCCGAACACATCTGGCAGCCGGGAACGGCAGCGCGTCGCAGCTCGGGTATTGGTTCGTCGCATTCTTCACAACGTTCAGCTGATACGGCGTTACGGTTGATCCGGTGGGCGGAAAGGGCAGCGTTACGCTGAAGCTCTTCAATCTCTGATGCGGTATCGATGATATCGGCCATGGTCACTCCTTACCGAGGGCTTTGTGGATGGCCGCGCGGGCTTTGTTGATTGCCCCGTACCATTCCGGGTATGTAATGTTTCGACCTTCTGTCATTGCTTTTTCGGTTAGCTGTAGCGCTTCCAGTAAATCTGGTGCGGCGGCCATGAGCGCGCCGTTATCGTCTTCGGAGCCATTAATCAGTAACTCAGCGAGAAGGCCACCATCGCCGCGGATTGTTCCTGTCTCTGCGCTATAAACCCAGCGACCTTTAGTGCCTTTAAACTCTGCCATACTCACTCCGCGAACTGTCGGTTAATTCGGTTGAATGTGAATGCCAGCAATAAAAAAGGCCGCTTTAGCGACCTTGTGATTTGGAATGTCATGGCTGTATCCACCCCTTGCCTTTGATGTGCTGAATGACGCCAAGCTTCCTGAGCGACTGGAGTCGGCGGTCAAGGATGCGGAAGACGTCCATTGGGTGCTTTCCTTCTGCTTCAGCAATGACGAGGCACTCCTGTCTGACGGAAGGGCTAAACAGCTCCGAAAACGAGGTTGGCTGAGCGCCGATAGCGCTTATGACTTCGCTATCCAGTTTCGCGTATTTGGTCACGATTCAACTCCGAAGCGGCGATTAAGCCGCCCTGTGTATACGACGAACTCCAGGAGGCTAACTCCAAGAGCTTCAATTTTCTTGTGATGCTTGTTGATGATGGGAAGCACCGTTTCGTTCCAGTTCGGCTTTGGCTTCTTGCGCATCTGTTTTTACAAAGTCTCTCGTACATATAAAATTCATCTACATGAGATGCTGTGCTAGCATCATCAGAAGATCTAAGTACATCGAGCAGGGATAACATGGTTAATCAGCCTCCGTCACGACAGACAAGTGCAGATATAAAGCTAGAGACTATTCGTTGGCATCAAAGGCTCCAGGAGATTACTTATCTTGAGGCGGGCCAGCACATGCGAGCATTAAATCAGCTCATGTGGCAAATCCCCAGTTTTGTAATTGCAGTAAATGGAGGACTTTGGTATGCAACAACAATTGCAAATGAAAGTTCTCTTAGGGTAATCTTTTTTATTTTATTTTTGTTCGATGTGACAACTATATTCTCCTTGATGCGCTTACGTCAGCTTATTGGTGTTAAAATAAAGAAGCAGCAGGAGATAGAGAATCCAGATAATCATCCATTATTAAAAAAGTTAAGTTGTGAATTTAATCTTCAGTTTAATGTTCCCGTGGTTGCTAAAGGTAGGAAACATATTGTCGTTGGATGCTGGATTATTATGCTGATAATCTGTGCTGCTACTAATCTGGCGGGGATCGTAAACCCTAAGTTCTTTTCTAAGACAACTAATGCTACAAATTACAGTGCCACGATTAAAAATAATGGCTCAGCTTTGATAATTGAAGCTAAACAAGGTGGTTTAAAATGACAAGCTGGGATTTTTATGAAAAAAATGCTGAGCGTTTGTTTTCGGATTATATATCGCTTGATTTTGAAACCATATTTTCAGATGTTGAACGTTATATTGGTGATTGTCATGGTCTAGCTTTAGATGTTGGCTCAGGTTCTGGAAGAGATGCAGCTGCTTTAGCAAGTAAAGGCTTCCAAGTTGTAGCAGTTGAGCCAAGCAGCAGGATGAGAGCTCTGGCCCAGGACTATTATGTGGGAAGCGATATTTATTGGGTGGATGATTCACTTCCATTGTTGTCGAAAATAAAATCAAGCAATAAAAAATTTGACTTAATCCTATTGAGTGCGGTGTGGATGCATCTTGCGGAACATGAGCAAGCTAAGTCTCTTGAGGTACTTTCAAGTCTTTTGACTGATAAAGGTAAATTAATAATTACTTTGCGATTAGGGCCGGCTGAACCAGACCGGAATATATCCGTGGTTCATACGGATGAGTTGTTGGAACTAGCGAAGAAAAATTCTCTCACGCCTGTTTTCATTACTGAACTGGGAACTGACAGCTTCAAGCGTAATGAAATACAATGGCAAAAAGTTGTATTTAGTAAGCCCATCGTCTGATGGGCAGTATTTTATTCACACAGACCATAACGTGAAGAGCAGACGGTGGTATCGATACTTGATTTTATTAAGTCATAAACTTTACCACCACGCCCAGTCTTAGCCCACTCTAAAACCGCATCAACTCCAGGGGTGTTCATTCCGCCGCGCGGGCCATAGAATCCAGACCATTCAACACGTTCAACATCAGGTGTAAGTCCATATAATTGTACTTCCCTACCCAGAGGAAGGTTGAACTGCTTCATCCACCTTTGGCTTATTTCACCTACGCTCATCCAGTGAACCCAGCGACTGACAAGGCGAACCTTTAGCTCCCACTGCCTGTGCTTTTCGATGTATTCAGGCCAGCGAGCTGCCGTCTCAGCTATTTCCTCTTTATTGCACAGCACGCAATTCATGCACCCGACGCGGGCAGCTCCTTGCAGGTAAAGCGGATTTGGATTAAGGCCAAAGTGCTTGTGAAGTGCGAAAACGTCAGAAGCAGTCCATTGGTGAATTGGCAGGAAGTTATAAAGAAACGCCGGGTCTCGCTGATCAGTTGAAAACCGCTCGTACCCAGCACGCTTCGACGACTCATCTGCTCGAACCCCGGACCACTGAACGATAACCTCACCATCATCCAACATGGGTTGCATGACAGCATCGAATGCTATTTGAATCTTTAACTCATCAGTGCAGAAGCGATCCCGTAGTTGAGGGAACTTGCCATGAAGTAAACAGGCATCAAGAAATGAATTTCCGCTTGGATGCAGAACAGAAAGCGCTGCCTCAAGTGGTGTCTGAAATTCAATACCCCACTTTTCAGCAGTACGCTGCCAAGCCTTGCCAAATTTGGTATCACTTCTTGCCAGGGAAGGCATGATAATCCCCCGGTAGGAGCCCATTCTTATTGCCTGTCGTTTGGTCCATGCTGAGCTGATGGCTTCGCGCCGACGTGAGAAATGCTCCTCTGAGTAAACTCGTTTAACCACGTTTATCGGTTTGCATCCGATTTGCTCATGAATGGTTTTACCGAACTCAATTGTCAGCTCGTGTTCGTTGTCGGTATCGGCCATGACACCTTGCACCTTGTCGCCGAACAGAGCGTGGGCGATTGCCATGGTTGCTGTGGAATCTTTACCGGCAGAAAAGTTAACGATAATTTTGTGGTCTTCGGGGATCCTGAATTCATCGACGTAACGCTGGTAAGCAGATTGAATTTCTTTAATCTTCTGGCCAATATCTGTCGGCACGATAATCATTGGTGCTTCGCTCATGCCGCCTCCTGCCTTTCCCGATATTCCTCAGCGAGCCGCTGCGCTTTTAATGGATTGCTGATCACTTCACCCCATGGCATTAGACAGCCGTTACAAATGAATGGAAGGCTCAGATTGCCAACTCTGATGTCGTCGTGAGCGTGAGTCATAGGAAGGACTCCATTTCGTCGATGTAGAGGCCCTGAGCAATCAGGCGGCGACGGCGCGCGGCACGAGCTATGCACTCCTGCCGCCGGCCTTCCTGCGATTGCTCAATGGCGCGCCGGGTGAACAGCCGTGATTTGCCCTGTGGTGTTACGACCTTTGGCTTCGTGACCAGATCGAATGTCCGGTCGCAGATGCCGTCCTCGTTGATCCACTTTTCCGACTCAACTATCTGCGCTATCTGTCCGGTGCCGCGGGTGATGCCGTTGGCGACCCGGTTAAACTCAATGAGCGTTACGCCAAACTTCTCAGCGATTTCACTACCGGTGACCGGGCGGCCGCGCGTCTGAATCATCCAGATCACGCGCTCACGTAGGACGGAGAATTGCCCGGTTCTCCCGGGCCTGCGGTAAAAGGGTGTGCGTTTCATGCTGCACGCTCTGTGATTTTCAGAATTTCCGATTCCAGATCTGCAAGGAAGCTCTTAACCTCAGACTCGATTTCGCGCGCCAGCTCTTCATCGAAATGAATTCGCTTCTTGAAATAGGCGAGGTCAGGCGGCAGGCGATCATCGAAACTAACGAAATCACACCATTTCCGCCCGGTGCACATCATCTGCGCATGCATTTGCAGCATGTACTGGCGCTTTGGCTCGCCAGTTTTCAGCGTTTCAAGATGGGTCCAGGTGTTTGGGCATTTGATTTCGATAAGCCCGTCGTCGTTAACAAGTCCGTCCGGGCTGGCTGCGAATCCGGGTATGGTTGGGTGATCGATGAGTCCAACTTCAGTGATTTTCGCATCGAACTCATTCAGCGCGTACATCTCACGCGCCACTGGCTCTAGTTCGGTACCGCGCATCATCGCGGCATTCGAAAACCCTTCCTCCAGCTTCCCGGTCAGCCGCTGGCAAATCAGCTCTGCCATGTAGTTATGGCGGCTGGTTGAGTAGCCTGACTTAGTCCGGGCCATGACATCAGCCAGGCGACTGGCAGTGACCTTGCCGCAGCGCGCAGCAAACCATTCAGGGGTGCGTTGCTCCATCATTCAGCCTCCGCATCTGCGACATTGGCAGGTTCGGCGTTGTCGACGGCAAGACTCATGTCATACATGCGTCGCTTCTCAACTGCGCCGATCACCTGCTTCTCTTCAGCGCTCAGCGCCACCCAGAACTCCTGATACTTAACGGTTCCAAGGCGCGCGGCTGACTCACCTTTTGCGATCAGATCCGGGCGACGGCTATCTGATTCATGGCCCGCATGAACCTCTGCCGTTGTTCCTTCAATCACTCGCTCTGCCTCGTCCTGGTCGAAGATGCCAGCGAAACCAAAGGCCAGACGCGCGCACTGGATCAGCGTCTTGTGGCGAAGCATGCGGGTAGGGTGGGACTGCCATGGCTGAGTGTTGCGTTTGCACTCTCCCATGTACTCGGTGACGATGGTCGGGTGCTTACGGTCTTTGCGGTAAATCTTGCAGGTGCACGCGCCTTCCTCCTTGTCGTAAGAGAACTCCATGCCGTCAAACTGAGGATGCTCGTTGATAATGCGAGCCCATCCATCAACGCCGACGACCGGGACAATCCCGCCTTTATCTGGGAAGGCATAAATCTCTTTTGTCCATGGGTTCAGGCCGTACTGGTT